CATGTCGGGACCATGAAGGACATGGAGCGTGGCCAACAGCAGCAGATCTCGCGTATCATTCCTGATTCGCTCTACGACTGGACCTTCGACGACATCGCCTAACCATGCCTTTCAAAGCCAACGATAGTCTGGACGACGAGATTCTGTTGGATGGCACAAACGGCTTCACGACAGGTCAGGTCAGCGCAACTCGTCCAGACAACATCGCCAACACATCGTACTCCGATGGTCTGAACCTCGACTACGATGACTTCGGCAATCTGGTAACCCGGCCTGGATGCACCGTCTTCAAGGGGCTGGATACGATTAACCAGCTCTGGGAAGAGATCCTAACGAACTGGGAGTCTGTCACTGAGTACTGGGGATCAAATCTTCCTGTTACTGCCAGCATCGTTTCCGGATTCTACTTCGATACGGCTGCTGCCGAGAGGTTGGTTGTTGCGGTGTCGAACAACAACGTCCAGAGGCTGTACTACTCTGGATCGAACAACCTTTACACGGTCATTTCTGGCAGTTCGTTCTCGGACTCTGCAAAGTACATCTACTTCGCGCAGCTCAACGACAAGCTGTACTATTGCGATGGCTTCGGAGCATTGGCCTACATCACTGCTGCGAATGCCAATAGCTCGATCACAGCCGGAAAGATCAGCCGCATTGATGTCATCAACCAAGGTGATGGTCACTCTTTGGTTCCGACCATTACGATAGCGGCGCCTCCATCCGGAGTTACCGCAACTGCTACAGCGGTCATCACTGGTGCTGGTAACTTGGTGGCCATCAACATCACAAATCCGGGAAGCGGCTACACAACGGCTCCTGCGGTAAGCATATCGCCTCCAAATTCTTCTCACGCTGTTGCCTACGTCTCGCTGACTCCGCCCAGTCAGCCGATATTCCTGACGACGCACACGCAGCGGCTCTTCTGCGCGTCAGCCAACACCACCAACTATCCGGACACGCTCTTCTTCTCGGACATCCTCGACGGTGAGTCTTGGGATCCTGCAGGCTCCGTTCGAGTCGGTGGTGATGGCGATCCGATCACAGGACTCTATTCGTGGTTCGGCAACAAGCTGCTTGTCTTTAAGGAGCGGTCCATCTGGGCTGTAGAAGCAAACCCTCAGGAAGATCCTGCTGATTGGGTCGTGTCGCTGATCAGCGGAAACGTGGGCTGCATCTCGCACCGATCGATCGCCGCTGTCGGCGCCGACGTCATGTTCCTAGCTCGAGACGGTGTCCGTTCACTGGCTCAGATTCAGGCCGGAACTCAGACTGACGTTGGCCTGCCTATCTCCGCACCCATCGGAGACATCATGTCGCAGATCGACAGGTCCAAGTATCAGTACTGCGATGCTGTCTACTGGAACAACCGGTACATGCTGGCTGTTCCCAAGAACCTGGATCAGGTTCAGAACAGCAACTACGACATCCTGTTGGAGAACGGCAACAACCTGTCTGCCGAGAACAACAACCATCTCGTCACCAACATCCTGCACAACAACACGGTGTATGTGTACCACCTGTTGGCCAAGGCATGGCTGGGTGAATGGGACAACTGGCAGGTCACCGACTTCATTCCGACATCGTTCTCGAACATGGGGCAAATCCTTATGTTCTCTGGAGCCGTATCCAACGTTGAGAACGCTCCGGGACAGATCTACATCTTCAACGACTACATCCCGGAGACTCGGTTCAATCCTTCCAAGATCTCGAACTTCCGGGACGCAGGCCAATCCTACAACTCTGCCGTCGTCACGAAGGCGTATGCCTTCAACGAGCCGATGGTCGACAAGATCGGGTACAACGTGCAGTTCAGCACCGACAACCCGTATTCCGATTGGGCGCCAGAGTTGTCATGGAGCTACTCGCTCAACATGAGTGGGTCCTTCACCAGCTTGGACAACAAGGTCATCGTTCCGTACAACACCTACAAGTATCAGAAGTCCTACAACCTGATCTCGAAGGGCCGTTGGAACTCGATCCAGTTCAAGCAGCGTTGCACTGATGGCAAGATGACGGTGCAATCGATCATCGTCACTGGCTTCCCGCAGAACATCAAACCGCAACAATGACGGCCCACCCAACACTGATCTCAGCAGCAGCAGTGTTGAAGAGGAAGTGGCCGACGTGTCGGAGATGGACCCGGGAGCAACTCATCAACTTCCTGGCATTCTTCAACGAGAAGCGTCAGTTGGGAATTGTCGTCGATGAGGGAAGATGCGTCGGGGTTGGGATCGTCCGAATCCTGAAGGACGAGAACGAAGCAAATGACCCAAGTTTGACCGACAACTCTGGACATATCGCCTGGGTCGAGATCGTAGCCACTACGAAGCCCATGGCGGTTCAGACGCTGTTCCTGGGCATGCTGCGGTTCTGCAAGGTGAATGCCCCGAATGTGACCCTGCTCGGCGGAAGACATACGCCTACGGGCGCTCACCGCTTGTACCCCTTCGATCGATACTTCAATCTCGTGACGAACAAAAGGATCTCCTATGGGTGGTAGTTATGAAGCGCCAAATATGGCAGCAGCGAACCGTGAAGCGGTCTTGGCTCAGGCCGAGACGTTTCCTTTGCTGCGACAGATCGAGGCGGCTTCTCGTCTAGGACGAGAGATCACATACACCGATCCTCGCACCGGGAAACAGGTTACCCAGGACTTCCGTGGCATGTCGGACATCGACGTGTCTCGCGAGATTGCCAGGGCCATGGCGGACATGGCTCCTGAGCTGACCCAGAAACAGCTCGATGTCGCCAAGCAGTTCGGAACCGAGTTTGCATCCCAGCGCCGACGTGAACTCGAGACTGCTGATCCTGAGCGTTACAAGCTCTACGACCAGTTCCTGCAAAACCTTCAGTCTGGAAAGGCTGCTGTTGAGACCGGAGCCCCTGAAGTTCCTGAGTACGAGCGCGTAGCTACTCCTGCCGAGATGCGGGACACCGGAATGACGGCGTCCATGCGGGCAGATCTGGAGAAGCAGGTCGCAGGTGAGCTGGCTCAGGCTGGTTCGCTTCCTCCCGGACTCCAGAGGGCCACTGAGCAGGCTTTGCGGGCTCGAGGGGCTGCTACTGGAAACATCCTTGGCAATGCGGCGGCTCTGCGTGAGGCACTTGGCGTCTCGCAGGCCATCCAGTCATCCGACGAGCGACGCCGGGCACAGGCTCTTGGGCTCCTGCAATCTGGTCAGTCGACCAGCGACACGGCCAACCGTATGGCCCAGCAGTCGTTCCAGAACATCTTGGCAGCTACTGGCCAACGAAATACCGCAGCGCAGCAGACGTTCGCTGGCCAGATGGCCGCACAACAGCAGCGCACGGCTGGTCAGCAGCAGAACATCGCAAACATCCAGTCTGCACTCGGTCTGCAGCCAATCGTCTCGCAGGCCGCTCAGTTGGGTGGTCTGCAGCAGGGCGCTTCACCGTTTGCCCAAGGACAATACGTCCAAGGCATGCAGCAGGCAGGTCCTGGCCAGCTTCTCGGCATGGGTTCGCAGTTCGCCATGCAGAACGCGCAGAACGAGTTTCAGGCGTCGCAGGCCAACAGCGGGTTCGCCTATCTTGGTGCGATCACGAATGCGATCGGAAACCTCGGCAAAGGCGCCGGAGGTCTCGTTGGATGCCACGTCGCTCGACTCTGCGTTCCTGACGAATGGGAAGCGTTCTACTTCTGGAAGGAACTGCTCGCTCCTGACTGGTTCCGCAATTTGTACAACACGCATTCCAAGGCTGTCGCTGGCTGGCTGGCCAACAAGCCGACGCTGCAGAAGCTGGTGGCCAAGTGGATGCGCTCAAAGATCTCGGAGGTGACCCATGGCTAGTTTCGCTGGAATCGCACAGGGGCTCGGAAATCTCGCCACTGGGGGGATCCTTGATGCGTTGACCAAGAAGAAGACGGATCAGCCTCTTCCTAACGAGGACCTCTACGGCAAAGACATAGAGGATCTCAAGAAGATCGCTGCCTATGATCCTGGCATTATGAGTAGGCTGGGCAACCTGCTGACTGGCGGTCTGCTTGGTGAGGCCACTGGAACCAATGCTCTCCAACGCAGGTCGAATACAGCTTCGGATCTGATCCGCGAGGAAGAGCTGGAAAAGCGTAGGGCTGAGATCGAGAAAAGGCTTTTGGACCGCATGGCAATGAAGGTGTCTCCTCAGCCATTCACTCCCATGAACACGATGCAAGGTGGAGCGTTCACGCAGAACGACATGGCTCCTGTAACACCGAACTACTTCTGATATGGCCCAGACCTTTCAAGACATCGAAAAGGCAGCCGAGTATACGCCCAGCGTTGGTGCCAACATACTGAACCTGCTCACCGGCGGGATCTATGGAGGCGTCACTGGAAAGACCCGCCAGGCTCAGGAGGCGGAGCGGCTGCGGCAAGCACTTAGGCAAGAAGTGTTCAACGAGCGTTCTCAAGAACGCGAAATGCAACGAGCCTTGTTTAGGAACAGGATTCAGACGCTTCTTGAGGAAGGCGGAGAGATTCCTGAAGGAGCAACGCCAGAGAATATCGATTTGATAAAAGAGATAA